CTCCACCACCTCCACCACCACCGCCGCGATTAAGGGCACTCAATATGTCGCCTAATACATGCTCGCTTCCTTCTGTAGCTTGCTGAATTGCCGTGATGATTGGAAGCTGGCGGTCGCTATGCGGCGTGAAGTATTCAGACATAATTCCATCCCGCCGATTGTTTTTGGTCCGCGAACTCTTTTAGTTCCGCATCGGTTAGCCGGTCTATTTCCAGCAAGGACACTTTTCCGAGAAGCGACTTAATTAACTTCCTTCTTTCACTTCGGGAAGTTTTTTTTTGAGTTCTGAAACCAAAAATTGATCTATTTCGGTTTTGAAATCTACGTAAAACTTACTGGCTGTTTTGGCACTAATGGACGGGTCTTTTACTGTCATCATCAACCACACTAGAAACTCCACTCTCGATTGCTTCGTCAAAAACTGCGAACATTTTGGATTCGCTAAATCTAGATCGAATTCGCCAGCCGCAACGCAAGCAAAATGGGACTGAATTGTATCCGTGTATTCGCTCGCCAGCACGTCGCGATTTTCCATGATCGACTGAAGTACATGTCCCGCATGATATTTTTCAAATGCCGCACAAACTGCTTGCGTAAGCGGCGATAACTCGTATTTGTCGATAATCATATTTAGGCCGTAGCGTCTGGTCCCCAGTCCTGAAATTGCCAATCTGATTGCAATGCGCACACATATTCGATCCACCCCTGCGGAGTACCCATGATCTGCCATCGCGTCACAAACGCATTACTGGCGACAACCTGAAGTGAATTGCTTGTTGAGACATCAATTGACACATCGCTTACAATTGTTCCGAGTTTCAATTTGGGAGTATCCTTGAATGGATTCCATTGGTCATTTAGAATTCCGGCAAATACAAACGTATTTGACGCCATTCCCGGCCCAAACTCCCTGAACCCTTTTGACACGAATGAAGACGCATCAAGCATATCCACTTCGGCATCCCATGCGAAGCGATTGAAGGCCAATTCAATCCCCGGTGTCTGGATCGTAACGACTGCCACACGACCTGGGGTCGGTTGATATGTTTGTGCCATATTCGTTCCTATGCGTAATTGGAAAACGCAATGTTAATGCCCGTTCCGGCGTAAGTCTGCATCAACAAATTGCCTTTGTATTCTTCTGTATCGTAAACCTTCACTTGTCGCACACCAGCCGGTAATCCCGTGGGATATGCCCGAAACGCAACAACCATAAACAAGTTCTTCATGTCCTCTAAAAATGTCGTGTCGGCAATCACCGTCTCGTTGTCCATCCCCGTATCTTGAATCAGAACAACCCGAACCACAAAGTCTTGTTGGATATGGGCATCGGTTCCGCCAAACGCTACGGGGCCAATTTTAGCCCGTGCCTTCGGTGAAATTATAACCAGCGGCACGGGGTCATACTTCCGTCGTGCAGCCATCGCCCGAACCACGCACGTATACCCGCCATTCGTTATGGTTGTCTTACAAAAATCAAGGATGGATTGTGAGGTTGCCACAAGTTACGAATCATTGTTGTTGACGGAACATCGGTAAGTCCCGATGTGCGTTTGGTTAATTTCAACGTATTTTATGTACCACTCCACGCCGTCCCCATCCACGATCTTATCGCTTCGACTCGGAACATATCCGGCCAATTGCAATTTGTGAATCAAGAAGATCATGAGGTTAATTGCTAAATCTTCGCTGCTGAAAAATCGCACCCGTCGCAATTGAACTGTTCGGCCTTCGCCAGTCGTTCCGAGTTCCGGGTTTCGGCTAGTCGCGTTGGCAACATAAACGGGAGCCGCAAATGCCGTATCGCTTATGCGATGGTAAAAATGGACTGGCTCTTGAAAGTCCACAATCGTCAGGAAGTCCGTCGAGGGGTCAAAGGTGAGGGACATTACGTTACCCCTTCACTTGTAAACTCATAGGGATTCGCGGCGACGATCTGATTATTCAAATTTTGCAAAGCGTTTTGATAGTTATTGAACAAGGCCCCCCACGAAACGCTCTGCCCGTCGATGATGTAGTTTGGTTTGGGATTAGCCGTCATTGCCACCAAGGCGGCTACAATGTTATCGCGGGCCGTCGTCAAGTTGGTCAGATAATCGGCCATAAATGAAAACGGCTGGCGACAGCTAATTGCCGCCGTCAGCCGGTATAAAGTGATTGCTGGTTGACGTTACTTGACTTCGATAATTGTTCGTTCGTGAATAGAACCGCTGATCCCATTCAGGGAACAAAACTTGTCCCATGCCTCATGGTCCACGCTTGCCTCCACAATCGCCGGATTTTGCATTAGTGGCGTTTGGGCGTTCAAGTGGACACTGAATCGCTTCGGGGTCGATTCGCTCACCACGGCCACTACAGGCTCTTGGACGGGCGTTTCTGGTTCGGGTTGTTTGTCAGGTGTTTTGGCCATTGCTCATTCCTTATGCAACCGTGCTGAGAACTGCGGCCCGTGGTTCGAGAACCGCAGCGGCACCACGCTCACTACCCTTGAATCGGAACACGATGTCATTGGTGAATTCAAGCTCGCTGTTCGTCGGGGCTTGAACCGTGGTCAACGGCCAGTTTTCCATGTAGGCGACGAATCGCGACATATCAGCAAGCAGCCAGTCCGTCGATACGAGCAAGCGACTCTTGATATAACGGTTGGCCAGGATTTCGTATCCTTGGCTGCTCATCGGGCTGGGGCCAATGGTCGTGTTCAGGTTCCCCGACGTGGCATAACCGCCGACGTTCAGGTTATTCTGAGTTGCGTTGATGAACCGCATGGCGTTCTGGCGGTTCTCTTCGGCAACCACAATCGTTTTGAGGTCCGTTTGGATGGCTTCGCCCGTGTTTGGGTCGAGAATTTGATTTCCGACTTGCACCGCGGCGTTGATGTTCGTCCAATCCAAAATGGCATTCGTCGCCTTCTGGTTAATCCAGGGCATTGACGTTTGGAAGGTGGCATAGCTCGTTCCACGCCAGTTGTATCGATGAGCCGTTACGCCAGATGCGGCACGGGCATCAAACATGGCGTCAATCAGTCGCTTTTCCTTGTTCAAGCCCAGGAAGAAGCCGACTTCACCGGCCCGAGTCAAAAGCAAGTTTGTGCGGTCGAAGAAAATCGCTTCCTTCGTTACCGGCACAATCATGCCGTGCTTTTCGGTCTGCGGGGTGTCGATCCAGTCTTCGTTCAATCCAACGGTTGGGAATGGCATTCCTTCCGAGATAACCGCCGACGCATCACCCAGACCGCCGACACCCGGCATCCGTTCACCGCTGAGGCGGGTCGGGATTGTGCGAACCATTTTGCTTACCGAAAGTGCTTCGGCTTGAAATTGGTTCAACATAGCGTTGAAGAAAATTTGGCCGGTGATGTTGGTGAAGCTGGACAGCGACACCGCCGCAGGAGTGGCTTCCATCATCATCTTTTGTGGGCCGCGTGGGTCCATCGACTCCCGCATAATATGCAGGCCGCACGATTCGCCGTTTTGGTCAACGACCAAATTTTCAAACAAGTCCCGAATTGAGAAGTCATCGGGCTTCAAATGCCCCTTGGCCATGTCGGTTTTGAGTTCCTCGACAACGGCTTGAACACCTTCCAAAACGACTTTGCGATTGAGGTCGCGATAGCTGATTGTGGGCATTACGGTAAGCTCCTGGAATGAATCCGCGATTAAGGCGGGGTAGTTTGTTTAGCGTTTTTGGAAAGCGTCAATACGGTCGATGGTGGCTGTTTCGGCGGTTGCTGAGCAAGTCCGAATTGCACTCACGGCACCCATCGCAACGGCACTCGTATAAGTGAAATCCGTGATTTTGTAGACCGTGACGTTGTTCATTTTGTAAACAATGTCGGCGGTCGTTGTTGACTTCGGGTTGATGAGAATTTCAAACGTATCGGTCACGGTCGCCGAGTTGGTTGCACTCTTGATCTTCTTGTCAAGCGAGTTCGCGGCGGTCAAAAGGACATTGGTTTGTGCTCCGGCGAGCGAAGCATGAATTCCCCACGTCGTCGCTCCGCTGGCCTTGAAGAAACCAAAGCCGGTATGGCTTGTAACGGGAGTTGCACCACCCGAAACAATCAACCCCGTTCCCGGTGCAGACGAAAAACCCTTATACAAGGCGAGCGTGTTTGTATTCGCTTCGGCGTAGGCCGCGATCTCGCGATAAACGAGCGGCTTACCGGCGGCCACCAAGAAGTTCTTGTTGGTCGAATGCACGTCGCACTGTTTGGTGTCCGTAGCGGCAGTGACGAGCGTAATCGTTCCGCCCGGAATAGCCGTGGCGGATGCAACGGTTGAAGTCGTGTCAATGTACTTGGTCCATTCCTGGGCGTCGGTATACGACAAGAAATCTTCGCGGTGTCCGAAATAACCGGAAATGTTTTCGTACAGTCCGTCCGTGTTGAGTAGCTGTTGACCCATTGCGTTATGCTCCGCGAAAAAAGGCGGTTGATTGAATTACTTGTAAAACGAGATTTTGTCGGTTCCAGCGGTTCCCACGTCCCGGCTGACTGCCTTGGTTTGCTTGATTGCTCCGACCAGCGACTTGCGGTCGTCAATGACCTTCTTAATCGCCGCGTCATCAGCACAACCAAGGCAGCTTTCGACGAACACGTCCGAAATATATTCCTTGGCGAGCTTCGCCTCGGTGGCGAGCTTGATGATGTTTTCCCGCTTGGCAACCACCGCCTTTTCGGCTTTCAGGGTCGCAAGTTCTTCGAGCATCGTTTTGATTTCGGCGGCTTGTGTTTTGGCCTGTTCGGTTTGAGCCTGTTCGGTCATAACCGCCTGAATCAAATCGGGACGTGCTTGGGAGAGTTGTTCAAGCGTGATTGTCGAAAAGTCCATTGTTTCGTCCTCGGTTGATTCTTTGAAACTTTTGTTAGTGGCAGGACTGCAAACAATATCGCAGCCATAAACCTTATTGATCTTGTGAATGACTTCGACGCCATTGACCACGCGATATGCACAGTCGGCAACGTGGCTTAAACCAACATTGTCGGTCCCTTTTTCGGCATCCCAAATTACGGCTTCCGCCATAATATGTTTGGGGTTGTATCGAATGTTGCCTTTGAGTCCGCCGTCTGGCGTTTGCTCGCAACCTTCGATGTTGCCGATCCGATCTTGATAAGGCCGAGTGGCCTTCGGGTTGCCGGTCGGATGACTGATATGGACGGGACAGCCTTCGTAAAGGGCAATTGCCTCTTTGATGATTGCCGCCGGATATTGGCGGCGATTGCGGCTTTCAATTCCCAAAATCCGAACGCCGCGAATCAAACCTTGTTCGCGGTCAATGGTAACTCCCGAATCACGAGAGCTAACATATTCCGTAAAGGTTGCTGTTTCCGACTTCGGTTTTTTAGGTGAAGCAACTGCCATGTCCGAATAATAGACGGACTGGCGATGCAATAGATAGGGCGTGTTTCAACCCTGTAGAATTAGGATGAAATGACCTTTTTAGATTCATCGCAGCCAGGAGCATGACAATAGCAATAGCGAACCACCCGCTTAATGATTCCGTTGTGCATGATATTTACTGTGCGACCAACATACATCCGCATATTATGCTTTTCGCAAACTGCAATCGCGAGTTCACCCGTTCGCACCGGCTTTTGCAGGCGATTACGAATTCTTTTTCTCTCTTTACACATTCGCATTCTTACTCCGTTTTTTTGCGGCGACGATTTCCGTAAGCGATAATCTCATCCGCGATTTCAAAGGCGGCCTCGATCATGTCGGCTTGCGTCAGATTCGGTTCCCGACTGGCAATCATCCCGGACATAATCATGGTCGCAATTTGTTCGTCTCGATACATGCCGCCAAGAGCCGTTACCATTGGTCCGGCTGGCGAGTTGGCAATCAGGGGGATACATGACGCCAATGGCCCATCGACTAGCTTTTGATGAATTAGCATTTGATCGGGCAACAGAATTCCATTACTCACTTCCGGGTTCCTTTAGGTTGGCGTATTGGATGGTGCATCGACAATTGACGTGTGCAGGGGGTCCGTTTGAAAATTGTGGCAACCACACGCTCCGTGGTTGTTGGTCGAGAGGCAGGCATACGGGACAAACTTTTTCGTCAGCTTCGGTAATCCATAAATCTTGCTCGCTCAATCCGACCATAGACTTAATGGCCCATTCGGCACCCATTGATTGAGCGACGGTTGTTTCGGTCGCTGCAATTGTTTCGGCCCGATTCTTACCGAACACCTTGCTAAGAATGTCGGACCATTCCCATTTAGTTACCCCCCCAGCCGCCGATAATCCAGCACTAATGATCTTCTTGGAATTCTCGACAAGTTGACTTGCTAAACGAAAGCTATGCGCCTGGGCGAATACCCGGCCCGCGTGAGCGACTATATCGGTTGCGACATTCGCCCCATGAAGTTCAGCCGACGACATCCACAACAAAAATAAAATCGCGGCGAGCTTTTCGCGGTTCTCGTGTTCCACTTGCTGCCAGAATGATTCGGGCACCTTGGACATATCGGGCGGATACCCGGCCAGCACAATCAGCCGATTACGTTGGTTCGTGGATAGGCCGAGTAGCCGCGTTGCGAACGACTGTTCAAGTTTAAGGCGATTAGGGATTTCCATTTATCTCTTGTTGCAACTTATTAAATTTGTATGTCGCGATAATGGCATCGTCTTTTTTTACAATGCCACCTCGATAGCTCACCTTTAATTGATGGGTCGTCAATAAGTACGTAAATGTAATCGGCCAGTTTTCCGCATAAACAATCGGATAATGGCATTTGCCTTTAGCCATTGCTATTTGAGACAGCTTTTTATCCCGCAGTTGCTTAACACATTCCTCAACGTCATTCTCCGATGGGTCATTTAGCGTTGTCCCAATTTTTTCACCACCAACGATTGATAGCGGCTCCGCGTTGAGCGGAAACGGAAAGTGTTCAATTCCAAAATCACATTCATCCCAAACCGCTTTGCCACTACTAATCAATGCGTCAAAATCGCGTTGGCGTCGGCATTCGCTAAGTCTCATGGATACATCGCCTCCAAAATCGTAATCGCATCCGATTGCTCTCGTTTGAGAGAGTTTTGATTATTACCGCTCGCCCCATCGCCATTGTCCGGAGAATTCTTATCCCCCCGCGTCCCTTGGTCATTCGGGATGCTTTGCTCTGCGGTCAAGGTTGGATTCCAGCCGGGATGCTCTTTCTTGTATGCCGCGATATTTTCTTCCTCTTGATGGAATTCCAGTTCGGCCTGGGCCGCTGCGGTTTGTGGCGAGAGGATTCCCATCCCCAGATAGATTCGCGATACCTGGGCATCTTTCAGCGAATCGCGGACTTGCAATCGAGGCATCCCCGGATGGATACAAATATCCTTGTCGATTCCGTCCGGCAATTCCCCTCGATCAATCGCCATGCGAACTACGCGATTGTAAATTTGTAGATCAAAGGAATGTTGGTGCCATTGCTCGCGTTCAAACATTTTGACGCATGGTCCTTCGGCTACCATCGTGCTGCCATAATTTGCATTTGCGGCATTCGAGGTCAACATAAATTCCGGCATAACCAACCGGCTGGCAATTGACCGCAATTGCGATTCCAAAACAGGGACGTATCGCGAAGCATCTAAGCCCCCTGATGGGAAGTCGTATTCCGTCCCAGCGGGGGCGTCGATGATGCTGCCGGGGCGATAGCGTTGAAAGTTGCGTTGCTCGCCCGTGGTTTGATTCGTTGTCGTGGCGGTTGCAATGGTTGATCGGAAGGTACTCACGGCGGTTGATGTTGCGGCGGTATGCTTTCGGATCATGGCGATTGCCGTTTGAATATCCGAAGCCGCCGACATATTACGTTGCAGCTTAGTCGCACGACGTAGGCCTTGAATCACTGGATACATCAAAGGCTGCCCGCGACGAACGGAGTTATCGACGTTGGCCTTGCGGTGTTGAATGTCACTGGCGGGGACTTCTGTATCGTTAATCGTATATGCAATTACCGTTTCCACGTCATCGGCTTCCGTAATGATTCCGAACGGTGCCCGATTGTCGCCGTGGTTCTCGTTGACGTGCCACGGTTCGACAAATCGTAACTGTAAATGGCCATCGACATTGAAAAACCGAATAAAGGTTTCGCCGTCCCGGTCATAACGCCGCACAATCTCTTGCTGGACTCTCGCCCACTGGACTTCTTCGGTCCATTCATCAAGCACCTTTTGGACCGCCGCAAGTTTATCGTCCGAAACGGACATGTTTTTCTTGGACGCAACGGAAAGGGTATGTCCTGTTCCGATAATGTAGTTGATTCGGTTTTCGTGCCCGTTGATTGCGTACTCGTTGGTTTCGGCCAGCAATTGACATTGACGACGGGCAATCGTTAATTCAGCCAGCACCCGCCAGCCGTGTCGCTCAAAGCCACTTCCGGCGGGGATACTTCCGCCACCGACTGCCGACCACATCTCGCCGTCTTCGCCCCGAAAGGCGTCGAGCGGGTCTACGTAGTTGTCCCACATCTCGACCGACTCGCGAATCATCTTGTTTTCCAAGGCAATCACCTTGCGTTCCAAGAGTTCTTGTTCATGCAACAACGCTTCCATCGACTCCGGTTCATTGTTCATTTTGGCAATCCGTTAAATGAGGCATTCGCGAATGAGGCTTGCTAAGTGCTTGGCGTCTCGTTCCGTAAGTGTAAAATAGGGTTGTCGGCAACACTCAAAGCCAGGAACATTCCTAAAATTTAATATGCGGTCATCGTTATCGAGAACGTCGGCTACGAATCTTAGTTTGGTATTTGTTCTCTCGGCCCAATCGTCCAAGTCTTGCTGCGTCATCGGTATTCATCCGTAAATTGAGAGGCCCGAATGTTATCCTTGGCGTGTGCCCCGAGTTGCTCGCTAATCAGCCGCACGGCCATTTCGCAGCTATCCGCACAATCATCATACTTCCCACAAGGGAAATCACGCAATTGGTCTACCAGCTTCGAGGCCCCCAGTGAATGTCGCTTGAATCGCATATCACCCTGCGACAGAAACGGCGTCAGGCGACGAATACGGACTTCCTTGTTCACCCGGTTATCCACGGTATGAAGCGGGAGCAATTGATTATGCTCTTTAGCCAGGTCCATCATTTGATTCGCGAGCAATTGCTGAAATTGATTTACTTCCACGCCGATCCAGTCGGGTTTAAACTCGGCGTTGATTTCAATGGCCCGGCGACAAATATCATTACTGGGCCGACGTTCTGCATCGCAATCAACGTAAAGTATTCCGTCCTTTCCCAGCATAACCATTGCGAACGCCGAATCATCGCCTTTGTCTTTTGATTGACCCATTGAGGGGTCTAAGCCGACTGCCTTGCAAACATACTGTTTGGGCCATTCGTCAAACCAGATGGAATTACCAAACCATTCGGCAGGCCATTCCGCCCCTTCAACGGTGAGAAACTCACCGGCCAGTTCTTGGCGTGCCCGTAAGGCTCCAAATTGCGTTTCCAGCGTTTTGGCAAACCCCACAGGGTTAAATGGGTTCTCTTTGGTGTGAGACGTAATGAGATCGGTATTCTCTCGCCCGGTGGCGAATACATCCCGCGTCCAATGAGAAAGGCCTTTAGGAGTGAATGTTGCCGAGAGCCACCCCTGAACACCACCTTCTCGCAAGCAACCGATTGTGACCATGTAGGATTCATAAGGCATGAGGCTGGCTTCATCCAGCGAAGCCCCGGACAGATTCGGACCACGTAAGGCGTCCGGGTCTTCCGCCGACCGAAACCGAAACGTCGCACCGGTTGAAAGCACGACATTCGGCCTCGGCGTCATCTTGATCGACTCGAATACGTTTAATTGCCGGGCAATCGCAATAAACGTCGGGAGCGTTGTGTCATCCAGAATGGTATAGGTCGGGGATGCAACCAAATATGTGCGACCCTTTTCCCCTTTCATTATTAAATCGTAGCCGCCAACCCACGTTTTACCCGCACCACGGCCACCGACAAAACCTCGATACAAGGCGGTAGACTTCCGAAACCGACTTTGCGGTTCGGAAAGTCCAATCGTTAGTTTTTGGGCCGTTGCCGCCATTCTTCATTTTCAGAGAAAAATAAAATTTGCCCGTGACAATCATACAAGCGAAAGTCGAATTTGCTAATAGGGACTTGACAGGATGGGGGTGAATGAGAATAGTATGGTTATCGAGGTTTGCAATACGAATCACTCGCTGCAAAGCGAATCTTGCCGCCCTGCGAACCTCGATAATTCTCTGGGCGGCTTTTTTGCGTCCATAGACCATTGGTCGCCTGCGGGACCGGATAAAACCGCTGGAAAGTAAGTAGGTCCGTGAGAAACAACCGAAATGCACCAACGTAGTTGGCGGGAGTTTCCAGTCCGCTGTAGAGCTACACCCCATAGGCAAAATAGGCCCGGCTCATCCCGGTGTCCGCACTCCAAACGACCTGTTATCGCCCTAAAATCTGAACCGTGTGACCCGTATTCCAATACACTCAACACAATCAGACTGTCAGCGATAACCTTGATCGGGTGAAACAAGCAAGGACTGTTTCTAAGACGTGTAGGGAGAAAATACGCACCCGCGATGGGAAATTCTTTAGCCTCAATTACCGAGATACTTCAATGACAAACGTCCAAACGTGCCAAAAATCATCAAATCCAGTGGTTCTTAAATTTAACCTAAGGTCACTCGATCCAATTCAAGCAGACGTTATCAAAATAGCCAAAGGAATGTCACTGACGATCCTGCGGATTAACGGAGATATTCATCAAGTGTCTATTACCGCAGACGCCACCCAACTCATTGATGAAATATCTTATATTGATCAATAAGGACCAATTAGACGCATTCAAACCACTCTTAGCGTCAATTCATACCAAGAACGCCATCCCAATGTGTTATAGGCCAAATAAAGGCTTCACAGGCTAGATTACCTATTGTGAAGGGCCGTTGTGGGAGAAAAATTAAGATAGGGGGTAGGGCGACGCCCATCCTGGATCGCGAAAAGGGTGGGGCAGGGTCTGCTCCCCGATGCTAGGCCAACACCGGGGAATTGATCGCAAGTTGTTGGTACCAAAGGACTTGCGGTTATTATGATGGACCGGTCTAACGCCCGTCTAACGCTTCGGGCCGGACGATCTCTTCGGAGACGGCAAGCACGTTGATTCCCACGGTTATTGTGGCTCCCGGCTGGAGTTCCAGGCCCAGGAGCTTGTCGATTCGTTCCTGGGCTTTCAGTATTAGCTCAGGGCGTGCATCCTGCCTCTGCTTCACCGCCTGATAAGTCGCGTAGGCCATGCCTCGTTGCAGTTCGATGGTCTCGCTGGTCGCCGCAAGTAGATTGTCCTTCGCGCGAACAATGTCGGCGGCGGCTGTCTTCCAGTAAACCGCAAATTCCGCCTGAATCAGCCCTCTCACGACATTCGCTGGAATTCCCTTAGCCAAGTGTTCAGCCGCTCTAATAGCCCTGTTGGCGGCCAATTCCCGCAGTTTATGCTTCGATATTCCCTTATTGGCTTGTTTGGCGCGGCCAGCATCAGTTTTGCTCCCCGGCTTTTGAGATGCTGTTTCCATACCCTAATCCTATCCATTATTCTTTTTTTTGCAACATTTGCACCTTCGCCCCTCAATTTCCCGGCGTTTTTCACTTCTCACTCTCACTTTTCCCATTTACCAAAGTGTCCAGTTCATTTATTTCAGAATTTTTCCCCGACTTTTCCAATTTTATTTCACCCAATCACTGGACCGAGCCGAACAACTATGGTAGGATGTCTGTAGTTGACGACATCCCCTCAAACGCCGCATTGCGGCAAAGGAACCCAAAGTGACCACCTACACTGTTTCCTCACGGCCCGAATATCGCACGCGGTGGCTGTCCAATGCGATGGATATCGCCCGCCTGGACGCTCTCACCGCTCTCACACACGGCGTGGCGGTGTGCGTCCGGGACCACGACACCCACGAGATCGTCGCCACCATGGGCGCGTCTGGAGGTGTTCAGTGACCTCCGCCGAACTAACCCGCCTGTCCGCCCTCTCTGCCCGCATCTGTCGCCGGTATCGCGTCGACGGCGACGACGTGCTGTCTGCTGTCCTGGTCAGGCTCGTTGCGTCAGGTGAGAGCCTGGAGAGCCTGCCTGAGTCTGTTGTTGTCCGGTCGATCAAGTCTGCGGCGATTGACATGATCCGCCGGGAATCGACCTGCTTCCGCAGCGGTGGCCAACTCACCGATTACGATTCTGGCACGGCTCCGGACGTGCTGTCCGACCTGATCGACGACGAAGAGATGGCCGCGGCCCGACTCGTGCTGGCCGCCGTGCCGGTGGGCGACGGTGCCGCCGCTCGCCAGGCCCGATCCCGTTATTTACGGGCGAATAAACTTTCAAAATAAATGTCACAAGTTTGATCGGGCCGCGAATACCCTTTGTAAGGACGAAAAAACGGGGCGAAACTCAAAAGCCGCAGTGCGGCAAGGAAACGAATCGTGGGTCTCTACAAGCGAGTGTACTGGACGGACGAAGCGGGCGAGCATTCCGGGACGTTCCTGGGGATGCGGTCGAAGGACTTGGCGATTGTGGCGTGCGATGATTGGACGATTATCATTCCGTTCGCCCTGCTCGATTAACAGCCCGCATTGTCCCTATCGTCATTTTATTTCGACGTAATTCGACGTAATTTGTCACAAACGTATTCGGCGTGCGAATACGTGACAGATGGGGCGAACTTAACAGGCCGCAAGGCCAGGAGAATGAAGATGACAAGTTTTTTGATTTATCGGCACGGATCGAACGCTGCTAACCAAAGCATGACCCCGGTTTCCGCAGTCGCAATTGCTGAGGCGGAAACCGCAGAAAAGGCCAAAGAAATTGCGGCGGAAAATTTGACTGTTTACAGCAACCAATTCCTGTCCGCGGTGGCAGAGGCCGAACTTGACGACGGGCAATTGCAAGACTGGAATGAAGTCGTCAGCCGCGATGCTGAGGGCCGGTTGTGCGGCCTTGATTCGATTATTTTATAAACCAAAAAACAGGCCGCGAGGCCAGCGAAAAACGGGATCGTGGACGGCTCACGTAGAGCCGTGACAGAGGGGCGAACACTCAAACGCGGCAATGCCGCAAAGGAACCAAGAATGCCCTCCCCATTCCGCCACGGCATCATCCACGCCAATCCGTTTATTGATTCGTCCGGCTGCGAACTCCCAACGCTGCCCGAACAAGCGTGGTGGAACCGGCTCGCCAAAGAGTGCGGCGGCAACCTGTTCCAGCCAGAGGTTGTGTTGGCCGAGCGACGGCTCGATCAAGGATGGAGCTTGCGTCCAATTGCGGACGAGATTGTCGCCGCCCGCAAGTGACAACGGGCCTTACTTGACGGCCTGGATTGTGCCGATTAAATGTCACAAACGTATTTGGCGTACGAATACGTGACAGAGGGGCGAAACACTAACAGGCCGCAGGGCCAGGAGAACGAGATGACTTTTACTTTCGTCGATCCGTCGAATCCTACGGTGGCGTACTGCTCACGCCAAAAAATGATCGAAGAAGTACGCCGACTCCGCGCAAGCGGAATGAATGGCCATCCAGCCACAACCAATGGCGGATTTCGGGTGCGGGCATTCCTGTACGCGGCACCAATGGGCGGATTGTTCGTGCTGGCGAAATCGCCGGGCACGACAAAAAAACAACTAAACCAAATGATGGCGGTGGCACAAGAAATAATTGCGAGCAGCTAAATGCCTCTGGCCGTGATCCCGTGGCCAGCGAAAAACGGGATCGTGGACGGCTCACGTAGAGCCGTGACAGAGGGGCGAACACAAACAGGCCGTGAGGCCAGGAGATCAAGATGCTCAATAACTCAGCAGACACTACACACGAGACCGCAGAAGAGTGGTATGAATCATACGGCGGCCACATAGCAACCAGCGAGGCTGGCGACGTGGTGATACAGTCCATAGGGTGCGACTGGCTTGATGAGGCCGACGATTCAGTCGTTGACCTGCTCATGGCGAGCAAGCCGCTGATGACGATCGAGGAGGCCTACTGCCTCCTCGCTCTGGCCAGATCGGCCTATGATATCGCGGTCACGGTGTGCGGACTGCTCGATGATGCCGTGGAGGCATACCATGCCGGCGATATCGATGAGGTGCGTCGCGCACTGAGCGACGCACGAGCAGCAGAATTAGAGGCTGGGGATGCGCCGGCAACACAGTCGCTATGGTCACAGCTGCTCCGCGAATAACTTCCCCTCCGCGCTCCTGCGGGAGCGTGACGATGGACGTTGTTTACTTTTTACCTTGGAGAATTTTGTGCCGATTGTTTGTCACAAACGTATTTGGCGTACGAATACGTGACAGAGGGGCGAAACACTCAAACGCGGCAAGGCCGCAAGGCCAGGAGATGAATATGGTGACATACAAACTAATTGGATCAGTGCGGGGATCGTGCGGTCACACCCACCGCACACTTAAGGCGGCGGCAAAATGTTTGGTCGCGGACCAGCGATACTGCGAAATCCGGGGTGGATACAGCGACCGCAGCCTAGCGGTTTTTGTAGACGGCAAAATAGCCGCTGCGTCATACGATTCATACGAGCCGGACGATCCATTGAATTGGGTCTACGGCGAGTACGAAGCATTTCAGTCGTTCGTCGAATAACTTCCCCTCCGCGCTCCTGCGGGAGCGTGACGATGGACGTTGTTTACTTTTTACCTTGGAGAATTTTGTGCCGATTGTTTGTCACAAACGTATTCGCACGCCGAATACGTGACAGAGGGGCTAACACTCAAACGCGGCAAGGCCGCAAGGCCAGGAGATGAATATGGTGACATACAAACTAATTGGATCAGTGCGGGGATCGTGCGGTCACACCCACCGCACACTTAAGGCGGCGGCAAAATGTTTGGT